TATCACGCCACAATCAAAACCGGCCATCGCAATCGTAAATGGAATGGTGCCAGCCCCGCAGACACGCAGCGTTACCTCTGCAGCGTCTGGCAGCGCATCCGGGCAAAGCTGCACCGTGATGACATTCGAATCTTTGGCATTCGCGTTGCCGAACCCCACCACGACGCAACGCCACACTGGCACATGCTGATGTTTATGCGTCCCGAAGATGCGGATCAGGTGCGCCAGACAATCCGTGACTATGCCTTTCAGCAGGACAGCAACGAGCTGGCCACGGATAAAGCCCGTAAAGCGCGCTTTCATGCCGAGGCCATCGATCCGGAAAAAGGCAGTGCTACGGGTTACGTGGCTAAATATATCTCTAAGAATATCGACGGCTACGCACTGGATGGCGAGCTGGACGACGAAAGCGGTAAAGAGCTTAAGGAAACCGCGCCCGCCGTTTCTGCCTGGGCGGCACGCTGGCATATCCGACAGTTTCAGTTTATCGGCGGTGCGCCGGTCACGGTTTACCGCGAGCTGCGTCGCATGGATGACACCGACACCGCTCACGGCCTCAGCGTGGAGTTTGCTGCTGCGCATGACGCGGCCGACGTGGGCGACTGGGCGGCATACGTTAACTCGCAGGGCGGCCCGTTCGTGCGTCGTGATGAGCTGGCCGTGCGCACCTGGTATCAGTCGGGCGATGAGCTGAATGAATACGGTGAGGAAACCTTGCGTATTAAGGGCGTCTACGCAACTGAGGTTGGCGCAGATACTCCGATTTTAACCCGTCTGGCACAGTGGAAGATTGTCCCGAAACGTGCCGTTGATTTTGGTTTTGACCTTCAGGGCGCGCCCGCGCCCTCTCGGAGTTCTGTCAATAACTGTACGGGGCGTTTGAGATATGAGGATTCAAACCCGCCGGAAAGTTTGGAAGAAATAGACTTCATAGGGATTAGCCGTAAAGAACGGCGGCGGCGGCTGGCCCGACTGAGGGCAGAAAAGCCGGATAAAAAACACTTAGCGTTGCGGCGTCCAGACAAAATAGAGGCCGCGTGTGACAACGTGATCGGCCAGGTCAGAGATTTAAGCGGCGAAACCATCAGTCGCGGTCTGGCCGTGCGCCTGATAGGCGGCACGCAGACAGAAATTGCGGGAAAACTGTTCCGCAGCACCTGTTACGGTGATTTAGTGCGCCCATTCAAAAGCAAGGCTGACACTTCACGTAAACACGAAATACTGAGCCGTTTCAACAGGCTCGCTGAAAGGGCAAAGGCAGCCAACTTACTTAAAGCAGAAAGCGAAGCGCACAAAAAGTAAGGTTAAAAGTAAAAAAACATTTCACTTTAAGAATCCTCTAATATACTGTGTTTATGTACAGTTGTTTGTAGGGAGAAAATGTTATGCAGGATTATTTCTTTGAGTCATTGAAGTTACAGCGTATTGATTTATTTATGAAATTAGTCGCATCAAGCGATTGTAGTGAAGATGAAAAGAATCTGGCGATCCAATGGGTGTCTGAGCTGACAGATGAGCTTATGAAAAAGGTCAGAAGCCACGAATATGCCCGTTTGATGGAAGTATCTGAATAGAAGGGCAGGGCTGGATATGGGCGGAAAAGACAGCTTTTACCGGATTGTCTATCACGGCCAGGCTCTTGAGCATTACAAAGAAGGTGAGTTCATTTTCTTTCAGCGAGCCAAAGAACAAGGTGGCGGGTACTGGCTGGGGCAGATGTTTGATGGCGTTTTTGTATTCACGCTGCCGCACCCAACAAAGTTTTGGGACGGTTGGGAATACCTCATCAGGTACGCACGCAGGCCGCCCCCAAAGCCTAATGTGATCGAATCCGGTGACACCTTCCCCCTTTTCTGAGCGCTGATGCGAGAGTGCATGTCTATGCTGCATGAATCCGCATGATCCCAAAAGGATCGTTTACCCTTTGGCCCGCCAATACTGGTGGGCTTTTTCATAGGTCATGCAGGTGCATGAAAACCACTACATAAAGCGGGCAGGCGTGGCGGGGCTACGAGCGCGCGCTTGTTGCTTGCTATCTAATAGCAACTTCATTAGACTTCAATAGCTCTTTAGCGTAGGAACATTGGTTCCAGCCGGGCGGTTAGCCAGGCTCTAATTTATTGTCTATATCAGGGTTGCGAAAGACACACACTTCGCCTTCGCATCACCTGCTATCGCAGTTTCTGCGAAGGCGAAGTGCGTGTCTTTCGCTGTCTTTAGTAAAGGGCAATGCTCGCTGCTGATTCTTGCAGCGGGCAGTTTTTGAGATATAGACTATGCAAATAGAAAAGTTTTTATGTGAAAAACATAAATTAACTAACATTCAGTTAGCAACTATTGCTGCGAAAGCTCCCAAAAGGTATCGAGTTTACTACATCCCGAAGCGCACTACTGGCTTTAGAGTTATAGCGCAACCCACAAAAAAAATAAAAGAAATACAAAGGACGTTGGTTACTTACCTAAAAGATTTTTTACCAGTTCATTCATCTGCAACTGCTTATCAAAGTGGTATTAGTATTAAAGATAATGCTAATAGGCATAAGGGAAATGACTATTTGTTAAAAATGGATTTTCAAAACTTTTTTAATAAAGTAAAGCCTGAGTTGTTTTTTGAAAAGCTGAGCAAGCTTGAGTTTAATATTACAAAAAAAGATGCAGCTCTATTGCACGATTTTTTATTCTGGAAGCCTGGGCAAAAAAGGAGCAAAACTCATATCTTAAGTGTAGGTGCACCGAGTTCACCTTTTATTAGTAATTTCGTTATGTATGAATTTGATAGAGCAATGAACGAATTATGCGTTAGCATGGGAGTGGTTTACACAAGATATGCTGATGACATTACGTTTTCTACTTCAAGCAAAGGTGTATTATTTGTCATTCCACGCATTGTTAAAGCATTGCTTGCAGAACATGCTTCTGGGTTGACCATTAATGAGTCGAAAACAGTCTTCTCATCTAAAGCACATAATCGGCATATAACTGGAGTTACGATAACAAACGAAGGGGAACTATCTATCGGCCGTAAGAAAAAAAGGTATCTATCATCATTGATATTCAGATACAGCTTGAATGAGCTTACGGAAGAAGAGGTGCTCAATGGAAAAGGATTGCTGTCACATTGCATTCATATCGAGCCTGACTTTATTCTTAGAATGAAGATAAAATATGGTCATGATTTAGTTGATAAGTTTTTAGCGGAGGGTGCTAGGTGAATGAACCAAAAAAAAGACTAGACATAATCTTTCATGATTTTTTGGAAATGATTGATGGTAACTTGTCTGCTAACATTATTCGTAATTCTCAACAACTGAGAGACTTAAATGAGGCTCTCAATAGTGAGAGTTTATATCTTAAAAAATTATCAGTCAGTGACTTTAAAAGATTACGGGAAGTGTTTGTTACTCTAGAGGATGATTTAACCGTATTTGTTGCAGATAATGGATACGGAAAAACAACTTTACTTGATGCAATTGCTATTTCGCTCAGCTGGTTAAGATCAAATATTCAAAAAAAAGACAAGCCGGGTACTTATATCAAAGATTTCGAGATAAATAATTCTCAAGATGCCCATTATGCTTCTATAGCTTCAACGTTTAAAATTCAACAGTACAATTTTAATCTGCTCATCACTAATACAAAAGAAGGCGTCCCATTTAAAAGAAAAAATGAGTTGCAAGAAATAAAAGAGATTGCAACTATGTACCGGCATGTCAATACTCTCATTAAAAATTCAAGTCTTCCTTTAATGGCTTATTATTCCATAGTGAGATCAAATGTCGGTGGTGGCGTCGATAATAAAAGAAAACTCAATAAAAATAAAACCTCTTGGTCAAAGTTTGATGATTACGAAGATATTCTTTTCGATAGAAATGATTTTGGCGATTTTGTAAGTTGGCTTACTTTTCTTCGTAATAAAGCTTCACATGAAGCTTCTGATTTATATGGTGGAGCTGATCAGCTTATTAAAGAAATCGAAAGTATTACTGTAACGCTAAATCAATTGTCTTTAATCAGTGGCATAGATAAGAATGTCATTTCCAATCTAGAGATTAGCCGTGAAGAAAAAAGGATCATGCTTCAAAAGGTTAATGCTAACGATAATAATCTATTAAACTCATCAGCCTTTTATAAAAATGTGACAAATGCTATCATTAAATTTTTACCTGAATTTGAAAGTATCAATTTGGTCTATGGAGAAAATGATGTCAAACTTGTTTTGACAAAAGATAATGTTGAACTCGATGCACAACAACTTTCCCAAGGTGAAAAAACAATTTTAACGCTTGTCGGTGATTTAGCAAGAAGACTATCCTTACTCAACCCAATGTTAGAAAATCCATTTGAAGGACGAGGTATTGTATTAATTGATGAAATAGACCTTCATTTACATCCACATTGGCAACAGAAAATTATTGAAAGATTATTGACAACTTTTCCAAATCTTCAATTCATTATTTCGACGCATAGCCCTCAAGTGATTTCAACTGTTCCTGAAAGATGCATTAGAATTCTAGAAGAGTATTTAAACGAATTTGGGGGCAAAGATATAAAAATTGTTAGTCCTAGGTATCAAACTAAAGGATTGACTAATAACGATGCTCTTTTGTATGGGATGAAAACAGATCCAACTCCCCATTTGAAAGAGGTGACATGGTTAAACGACTATAAAAAACTTATCGAGCTTGGGGAATTTGATGGTGAAAAAGGTTCTTCTTTAAGAGCTAAGTTAGATGGCCATTTCGGTAAAAGGCATCCTCTGATTCTTGAGTGTGACGAACTAATATCATTGGTTGATTTTAAAAAGAAATTAAAGAATAAAAAAACACAGAGTTGAGGTGTAATTATGAGATTTCTAGTAAGGCCTCCAGCTGGTCCAGCTATCTTGAGGAATTTCAATTATCAAAATGATGATTGGGATGCTCTATCGAGTAGTCATAAACGTCTTATATGGGTTGAGTTGAAAAAAATGCAAGGCAACCTATGCGCCTATTGTGAAAGGAGGATAGATTTCACAAAGAAAGATGATAAACATATAGAACATTTTTTAAGAAAAGGCGTCCACCCACACTTGACTTTTTCTTGGGATAATTTGTTTGGATCGTGTGGTGAAAAGCAACGCTGTGGTTTCTACAAGGATAAGCAAGATTATAATGAGTCTGACTTGTTAAAGATGGACCAAATTGATCCAGAACTTTATTTTAGGTTTTTTTATAATGGTGATGTGGAGATAAGAGCGGGTATAAATCCGAGAATGTCTCATGTTGCTCAAGTGACATTAAAGGTTTTCAATTTGAAACCTAGTGCAGGTGGTGTACGAGCTGAACGTAATGCTGCAATTAATCGAGGGATTAAATCAATAAAATATTTTGCAAGTATTGCCAAAGAATTAATTGAAGGAGGGTCTGATGTCGAAGAAACTCGTGAGTTAGTTCGTGCTGAATACTACAAAAGTATTCAGCACCATGAGTTCATAACCGCTCATAAACATGTTTTTGAGGATTTCTTGGCTTGAATGTAAACGTGATTTTTATGGCGCTGAATGAGCGTTAATATATAGCTGCCACGGTTGGTGGCTGCTATAGCTTAACAATAATATCAATTATTTTTCTCTTCAGTTTGTAGTCTGTATGTTTCGAAACGAATGACCTCTTCATTTAACCAGCTATTCAGTTCCTGAAAACGCTTTTGTAGAGGCAGCAGCTCGTTACGTACAAATACCAAACTTGCTTTCTCCACATCCCCAAATCCCCCAACATTACTCGGCACAATACCCATCAGCTGTGGCGGCACACGATGCACGGCCAGCATGTCATCCCGCGACACGTTTTTGATATTCAGAAACTCATCTTTGGCCGCCACCTCTGACAAAGGGATGATCTGTATCCCGTCCTTTTTGCCGGTCGGCGAGTACATAAACAGATTGCGGAAGTTGCCAGGGCCTTTAGCGCTTTTCATTGCCTTTCGCATGGCGTCAACGTCTTCCTGATTCTGCGCCGGGTCTGTCACGTACATAATGAAACCGGCGTGACTGCCGTTCAGGTAATACTTACGGCGAAACAGCGTGGCCGACTCGTTCAGCAGCACGGACGGGATGGCCGACAGGTAGCCGGGCAGACCGTAAATTTCCTGATTGAAGTCCGGCTCCATTAGGTGAAATACGCTGCCTGCCGTAAATTCATAGGGCTGCGTGTTGAGGCCGTACTGCACGAACCAGTAAGCGTCTAAATCCGTGCCGCGCCGCGTGTATTTTGCCAGTGAAGGCTCAAGGCTTAAGGTATTGCCGAGTCGTGACTTGCGGCGCTCCAGGTAGGCATTACCAAATACCAGATAATCCTGAGCAAACCGGGTGAAAGCCTGCTGACTTAACAGCGGGTGCGGGACAAAGGTACTCGCCAGAATATTACATTTCACGCTGAGCGCCGAGCTGTGATGAACAGCCGCGCGGAGCATGCGCGCCAGCCCTTCAAAACTCACGGGCGGCTCATACCAGCGGTCATTGATGACGCACTCCACGTAGTCCAGTATTTCGCGGCGATCCAGCACCGGGATCGGGTCGCCAAAGGTAAACGCCTCTGCCGCCGGTGCGCTCGTCATATTGTCCTGTCGCGGCACGGGCTGCGTGCGTGTGCGATTTCTGCGTTTGCTCATTAAAACATCTCCATAATGTTGTGTTTACCTGCCGCCTCGCCCTGCAGCGGTTCGTTAGCCAGGGCGTGCATGACCGCCCAAGCTAAATCCGCGTGGCTGGCTTCTTCGCTGCGGCTGGCTTCGTAGGTTGGGCGGTTGCCGCTGGCCGTGGTGGTGCGGCGGATTGCCATAAATGACTGCGCGATGTCGAGGTGTCCGGCGTCAAACTCCAGGCGCTGATGGCTGATAATGTCGTAAGCCTTGAGCACCAGGGCGTTTTTGACGGTGGGGTTATAAACAAACTCTTTAACCTGCGGGAAAAATGCCTTCACGTTTTCATAGACGCCGAGGCCAACGCCGGTCGAGTCAATACCGATGTAGGTCACGTTATACTGTTTCGTCAGCGCCTTGATGGCATCGGCCTGCGCGCGGAAGTCCATTCCGCGCCACTGGTGCCGCTCAAGGATGCGGAACTTACCGCCCGACACAGCAGGTGGTGCGATAACCACACAGCCCGCGCTGTCGCCGTTTTGCGTGCCTTTGGCCGGGTCATAACCAATCCATACTTCGTAATAGGCAAAGGGGCGCAGGGCAAAGGCTTCGAAGTCCTGCCACACTTCCCAGCTGTCAACCATGCACGACTGCAACATGGTCAGCGGGAACACCGACGCCAGATCGTCCACAAACTCACACATCAGCAGGTTCTGGTATTCCGGCGGACTGTACTCAAGGCGCAGCTGGTCGAGGTCAAAGAGTTTACAGCCACCGCTTACGGCATCCTCAATCGTGACAATCTGGCGAAACTGGCCGTCGTCGCAGTACCGGCCCCGCGAAAGGTTGCCGTGCGTCAGATCAATGTCAACGCGCTCGGCTTTGGCGCGCCCCCGGTTAAACAGGGCGCCAGACCAGAACGGATATGCGCTGTGCGTAAGGCTGGACGGCGTGGAAAAGTAGGTCTGTCGCCATTTTTTATGCAGCGCCATGCCCGACGCTACTTTGCGCAGTTCCTGAAATCTCGGTATCCAGAAATATTCATCCAGGTAAAGGTTGCCGTGATAACTCTGCGCGGTGCGGGCGTTGGTGCCGAGGAAATACAGACATGCGCCGTTAGCCAGCGTCATCGGGTCGCCTTTCAGGTCTACATCAGCCTCGCTGGCAAACTCAATGATGTACTGTTTGAAAACGTGGGCCTGCGCCTTACTGGCGGATAAAAAAATCTGGTTGCGTCCGGTGGTAAGTGCATCTATCAGCGCCTCGCGGGCAAAATAGAATGTCGCACCAATCTGGCGCGACTTGAGAACGTTCCTGATGCGGTGCTTGTTTCCGGCTTCCCACCAGTTGCGCTGATAGCCGAACATCGAGGCATGAAAAATTTCCTGTAATTTTTCGATCTGCTCGTCACTGAAAACGTTTTTTTCCGGTGGCGTGCGCGGCCCTTTGTTGCGGTTCGCCACTTTGGGATTGAGATCGGCCTCATTGCCGCCGTTGTTGAATTTGCCAATGCGCGCCTGCTGCACAGCCTGACGGCTTAACAGGTCAATTTCCTTGTAATCCTTTCCTTCTTTGTCCTCTTTCATGACCAGCTGTGTGTAGCGCGCGGCAGTGGTGAGCTGCATCTGGTCAAGCGGGCCATAGTCGCCCCACCTGTCGCGTTTCTTCCAGCTGTGAACGGTTGCGGGTTTCTCTCCCAGCATTTCAGCAATGCGGGCGATGCGGTATCCCTGAAAGAACAGCAGCAAAGCCTGTCTGCGGGGATCGAGGTCTGCGGGGGCGATTGTCGTTGTCATGGCCCCAAAATACGGCCCGCCCGTTGCCTTTTCCGCTGCCCGTGATTGTGTGAATTACGGTACAACGCCGCCGCGTTGTTTCAGTACCCCTCTCGCCGCAAGCATAGGGACTCACAGAGTTTTTCAAACCGGAGCCTGGCACATGACAGTAGCTGCAAAGCGTTTCCGAATCGGGGTGGAAGGTTCCACTACCGACGGGCGCGAAATTTCCCGCGAATGGCTGGTACAGATGGCCGACGCCTACAACCCGTCGGTTTACACCGCCACGATTAATCTGGAGCACTTAAAGTCATACGCACCAGACAGCACCTTTAACCGCTACGGCACGGTGAGTGCACTGGTTGCGGAAGAAATCAAAGACGGCCCGCTGGCCGGAAAAATGGCCCTGTATGCCGACATCCTGCCGACAGGCTCACTTGTCGAGCTGGTTAAAAAAGGTCAGAAACTTTTTACCTCAATGGAGGTGAATACCAAGTTTGCCGACACCGGCAAGGCGTATCTGGTCGGTCTGGCCGCAACTGACGATCCGGCAAGCCTCGGCACCGAGATGCTGCACTTCAGCGCCAGCGCTGCCAGAAACCCCCTGGCAAACCGCAAGCAGCACCCGGACAACCTCTTTACCGCCGCCGCTGAGACAGTGATCGAGCTGGAAGACGTGCCGGAGGCAAAGCCCGCTCTGTTTAAGCGCATTCAACAAATGTTCAGCAGGCAGCAGCAGACAGACGACGCGCGTTTCAGTGATGTTCATCAGGCCGTCGAGCTGATTGCCAGCGAACAGCAGAGCTACAGTGCAGCCAATGACAAGGCCGTCAGCGAGCAGGCAGAGCGCATTGTTGCTCTGGAATCGCAGTTGCAGGAAACACAGTCCGCGTTTGCCGAACAGCAGACCGAATTTAACGAACTGAAAGCGCAGCTGAGCCAGGAAGATGGCCGCAAAGACTTTCGCCAGCGCGCACCGGGCGGTACTGCACCCGCGGCCACCCTGACCAACTGCTAAAGGAGCAGCAAACCCCATGAAAACGACTACCCGTTTTGCTTACAACGCCTATTTATCCCAGCTGGCGAACATCTACAGCGTGCCGGTTGCCGAGCTGTCCACCAAGTTTGCCGTAGAGCCGTCCGTGGCGCAGAAGCTGGAAGACACCATTCAGCAGTCAGCCGCATTCCTGACGCTGATTAACGTTATCGGTGTGCAGGAGCAGTCCGGCCAGCTGCTCGGCCTCGGCGTCGGTAGCTCTATCGCAGGCACGACAGATACCAGCACCAAAGAGCGCGAGCCAACCGATCCGAGTGCGATGACCGAAACTGAATACACTTGCGCGCAGACCAACTTTGATACGGCCATTACCTACGCGAAGCTGGACCTGTGGGCAAAATTCCAGGATTTCCAGGTGCGTATCCGTGACGCCATCGTGAAGCGCCAGGCGCTGGACCGCATCATGATCGGCTTTAACGGCATCAAGCGCGAAAAGACATCCGATCGTGTCAAAAATCCGATGCTGCAGGACGTTAACAAAGGCTGGCTGCAGAAGCTGCGCGAAGATACGCCTGATAACGTCATGGGCAGCGAAACCAAAGACGGCGTAACCACGGCTAAGACGGTCAAGGTCGGCATTAAAGGCACTTATGCCAACCTTGACGCACTGGTGATGGATGCCGTTAACGAGCTTATCGATCCCGTCTTCCAGGACGATGACGAATTGGTGGTTATCTGTGGCCGCGAGCTGCTGGCCGACAAATATTTCCCGCTCGTCAACAACGGACAGGACAACGTTAACAAGCTGGCCGCCGATCTGATTATCAGCCAGAAACGCATGGGCGGCCTGCAGGCGGTACGCGCGCCTTACTTCCCTGCCAATGCGGTGATGATTACCCGCCTCGATAACCTGTCGATTTACTGGCAGGAAGACACTCGCCGCCGCTCGGTCATCGACAATCCGAAGCGTGACCGTATCGAAAACTTCGAATCGGTCAACGAGGCGTATGTGATCGAAGACTACCGCTGTGCCGCGCTGGTCGAAAATATCGAAATGGGTGACTTCACGGCACCGGCCACCGCCGGAACGGAGGCGTAATCCATGAGCCTGAGTCCCGCACGGCAGCACCGTTTGCGTGTTCAGGCTGAACAGGCCGCCCTTGAGGGCGGCAGTGTTCGCCACGCCAGCGGCTACGAGCTGATGCTGCTGCAACTGACCGAAGACCGCCGACGCCTTAAGGGCGTTCAGTCCAATGCCAAAAAAGCGGAAATCAAAGCCGAAGTCCTGCCGAAATATGCCGCCTGGGTCGATGGCATTCTGAGCGCCGACAGCCCGAATCAGGATGACGTGATGATGTATGTGATGCTGTGGCGCATTGATGCCGGTGATTATGCCGGTGCGCTGACCATTGGTCGCCATGCCCTTAAACACGGCTGGGTAATGCCGCAGGGATTCAGTCGTAACGTGCAGACGCTGCTTGCCGAGGAAATGGCCGACGCCGCTAAGGCAGCGATTATTGCTGAAACTCCCTTTGATGCTGACCTGCTGCTGCAGACGCTTGACGCCGTGAACGGGCAGGACATGCCGGATCAGTCACGCGCGCGCCTGCATAAATCCACTGGCTGGGTACTCACCAAAAATGAGCCTGAGCTGGCGCTGAATCACCTTAAGCAGGCCCTGCAGTTGGATGAAAAGTGTGGGGTGAAAAAAGACATTGAGCAGCTGGAGCGGAAAATCCGCAAAGACAGCTGATAACCGAACGTGCCCACGCGCGGGGCGGCACGGGGTGGCGACAGGCAGCGCCGCATCAAAACCCCGTCCACCGCCCACCTATTCAGGAGCAGTAACGATGGAATTTGTAGCACCCGAACAGCCGAAGGTTGCGGCAGTGCAGTGGCCCGTTGCGCCGGTCATTATCCCTAACAATTCATTCTGGCCGGACATGGATTTGCAAAAATTCCGCAGCGCAATGCGCGTTGACGGCACCGTGACGCCTGACCGGCTTAAACAGGTGGTTCTGACCGCTATTGCAGAAATTAACGCTGAGCTTAACCCGTGGCGTGAACAGCAGGAAATGAAAGGCTATAACGCCCTGGCCGACGTTACCGCCGAGAAGCTGGCAGGGCAGAGCGTGCGCCTGCACCACTATGAGAGCGCCGTGTGGTGCTGGACGCGAGCGGTGCTTAACGAGCGTTACAGCGACTTTGATGCCACCGCAACCAGCGTGAAACGTGGTGAGGTGCTGGAGGATGCCAGCGCCGAACTGTGGCGGGATGCGCGCTGGGCCATCAGCCGCGTGCAGGATCTGCCGCACTCCGTAATTGAGCTTATCTGATGAAAGTGCGTGCGCAGCAGTATGACACGGTAGACGCACTTTGCTGGCGTCACTACGGGCGCACGCAGGAGCTGTCCGAGCGTGTGCTACAGGCCAATCCGGGGCTGGCGGAATACGGCCCCACCTTACCCCACGGTTTAGAGGTCGAGCTGCCGGACGTTGCGCCCGCAGCAACGGCGCAGACCGTGCAGCTATGGGACTGAATCATGTGGGAAAGAATCAGCACGTTTATTACCTGGTCGATGGCCGTGTTTATGGCATGGCTGGGCAACTTATCGGTTAAAGACGTTTCAACGTGGGCCGGGCTGATTATCGGCATCGGCATGGCGTTAATCAGCTGGTACTACAAGCACAAAACCTACCAGTTACTGGCAAGCGGGCGCATCACACGGGAGGATTATGAATCTGCAAACCGTTAAACGCTGCGCCGTCGGCGCGGTGCTGGCCATCGCCGCCACACTGCCGGGCTTTCAGCAGATGCACACCTCGGTTGAGGGGCTGAAACTGATTGCGGATTACGAAGGCTGCCGCCTTAAGCCATACCTGTGCGATGCGGGTGTATGGACCGACGGTATCGGCAACACACAGGGCGTTGTTCCCGGCAAAACCATTACCGAGCGGCAGGCCGCCGGGACGTTTATCACCAATGTGTTACGCGTTGAGGCGGCACTGGCGCGCTGCGTGGCGGTTTCCATGCCGCAGCAGGTCTATGACGCGCTGGTGTCGCTGGCGTTTAACGTCGGCACTGGCAACGTGTGCGCATCAACGATGGTGAAACTCATTAAGGTCAGCCGGTGGCGCGATGCCTGTTATCAGCTGCCGCGATGGGTGTACGTGAAAGGCGTATTCAATCAGGGGCTGGATAACCGGCGCGGGCGCGAGCTGAGCTGGTGCCTGAAAGGGGCGGCAGCATGATGCGCGCCGTTGTGGTGACCTGCTTTGTGGTGCTGCTGGTGACTGCCGGGCTGTTCTCGTGGCAGCTGCGCAGCGCAAACAGGACTATCGGCACGCAGGTGGCAGAGCTGGCCGCAAAGGATAAAAAGCTGAGCCAGAAAAACAGCCAGCTGATGGCGGTCAATATCCTGGCGCAGAGCAGCAACCATGCACAGACGCAGCTGTATGCGGCGGCTGAAAAAAACAACGCACTGCTGCGCCAGCGGCAGCGCCAGATTGAGGATCTGAAACGTGAAAATGACGCCCTTCGCCGCTGGTCTGATACCCCTCTGCCTGATGCTGCTGTCCGGCTGCGCCAGCGACCGACCATCACCGGAGGTGAATCTTACCGTCAGTGGCTGTCCCAAAATAACCCGCTGCCAGCTGGGGCCGTCGGCGGCGCGCACTAACGGCGATCTGCTGGTCCTGCTGGATGAAACAGAAACCGCCTGGGCGGCCTGCGCCGACAAGGTGGACACAATCGTGACCTGCCAGGAAAAAGACGATGAACAAGCCGCAGTCCTTACGCGAAGCCCTTAACAGCGCAATACCTTACCTGCAGCAGAACCCCGACAGGTTTCACCTGTTTGTTGATAAGGGCGCATCGGTTGGCACTGCTGCCGCGTCAATGTCATGGGAATACCGCTACACACTGAACGTGGTGATTACGGACTTTACCGGCGATCAAAATCTGCTGATGGCGGCGGTAATGTACTGGTTGCGCACCAACCAGCCCGACGCGCTGCAGAATCCCAACGAGCGCGAGCAGCTTTGCACATTTGAGGTGGATATTCTCGGCAATGGTGCCTGTGACATCAGCATTAATTTAAAGCTGACAGAGCGTGTTATAGCTGAAGAGGTCAACGGTGTGACAGAGGTCAGAGCCGTGCCGGAGCCGGGCAACCCCTTTGAAACGGACGAAGCTTGGACGGTGAACCGTGGATAATCTGCACGAGGTTGACGCCTGGCTGGATGCGCTGCTGGCTAAGCTGGAACCGGCAGAACGCAAAAGGATGCTGCGCGAGGTGGCACGCGACGTGCGTCGGATTCAGCAGGCTAACATGACAGCACAGCGTGCGCCCGACGGCAGCGCGTGGGAACCACGCCGCGTATCGGCCAGGACAAAGCCGGGGCGTATCAAACGCAAGATGTTTACGAAACTTAAAACCGCAAAGTACCTCAAGACAAAGGCAACCGGCGACAGTGCCGAGGTGGTTTTCATTCCTGCCGTGCAGCGGCTTGCCCGTGTACACCATTACGGCCTGCGTGACCGGGTGAGCAAGCGCGGCATTACGGTGGAATACGCAGAGCGCCCGCTACTAGGTATGAACGATGAGACAAAAAAAATAGTCACAGATATTTTAACGAAATGGGTGAATTAATTAAATTTTTAGTTTGTGAAGTAATTAATTAACTCATGGAATGTGTTTTTTTATATATTCATCAATTTTAGGTATTAGGTTTTCTATGTGATTTATCATTTCTTCCACATCTGTTTTATTAGGTTCGTGCGAGGTGTGTGTGGTTTTGTGTCTAACTGAATCTCTATCGTGTTTAACCATCTGCCATTCTTTTGGGCTTATTTCTGGGACAGATTTTGAATAATATTTTTTGAATAGTTTTCTACATCTGCTGTCGAAAGAATGATTGATTGATAGCTCGGTTTCGATATCTTTTTCGGAACTTCCTTTTAATGACATGGCTTCGATTAATTTTATCCTTATATGGTTTTCTATGGAGGCTGATGCCTCAAGTGTTGCTGAGCGATATGCCCCTTTTGTTAAGAGGTTTTTAGCTCTAATCAAAAGTAGGGAAGATGAATCCTCTGGTTCTCCACTCATGATAACTTTCTTAAATGTCTCAGTTTCATTTTCCTTATGGGTATAAAGCGTGTTCCTTAATAAGGGCGGAATCAATGATCCAACAACAGGAATTGCAGTAATCATATGGTGATCACAATAAAACTGAATCATGATGCCATTAGTCAGTCCAGATGCGGCTTGATACAGAGATACTTCTTCGGCAAAATGGTCTTTAAAATGAACACTATACTGCCTGATAAAACAATTAACTAAATCAATATATGGCTCGGCAAGTTTCGGTGGAAAAAATTTATGAAAAGTTTTTTCTAATCTCACACTTTTTTCTAAGTCATCAAGTTGTGATTCAGTGAGAGAGTTGAGCCTAATTTGTGCGTCTTCATCCGAAGGGTATTTGTTACCCTCAAAAAGTCTACTGCGAAGCGAATTAATAAGGTCTTGCCTTTCAATTTGGTCTAATTCATGCACGTAGTATGACCTATTAAAACTAACTATAGTCCTCGTTTTGATTAAGGGTAAAAGATTAGTCGAGTGCGGCAGTAATTGCTCTCGCGTTCCTATAGCACTTGTAAGTTGTAGAGAATTTACAACAGAGGCTAGTGCGTAAAGGTTGTTGTTTATGTTTATCGTTATCACAACATCCTTGTATGAAAAATCATAATCGCCATCTTCTAGGTTCAGAATGTAAGGCAGTTCAATCAGATACTTTGCTGTGAGGATCATATGTAAGCCTTTATATGTATTGTGTCATCTGCCGCACATTGGTTAATGCGTGAAAAAAACGGCACATGACTGATGATATTAGCATGAACGAAAAACTTACCGAAATCATGCGCCTCATTACCAACCTGATCCGCACCGGCACCGTGTCCGACGTCGATCCCGTTAACTGGCTGTGCCGGGTGAAAACGGGCGACCTCGAAACCAACTGGATTAACTGGCTTACCCTGCGCGCCGGTAACACGCGCACATGGTGGCAGCCCACCGTTGGCGAACAGGTCATGCTGCTGAGCATGGGCGGCAACCTTGAAACCGCCTTTGCACTGCCCGCGATTTATTCAGATGCATTCCCGCCGCCGGATTATTCAGAGAACGGCAGCACCACGCAGTTCAGCGACGGCGGTTTGTTTCAGTACGAACCCGCAACGGGCCAGCTGCTGATAAAGAACATCAAAAGCCTGCGTATCGAAGCGGCGGACGGCATTCATCTGTTTACTGAGGCTTTCGGCGTTGATGCCAGCCAGGCAACGCTCAACAGCGAAGTGGCAGTTAATGGCGCGGTAACGCAGGGCGGCGGGGCGATGAGTTCCAACGGCGTTGTGGTGCATACCCATAAACACGGCGGCGTTAAGTTTGGCACTGACACATCAGGAGGCCCGGCGTGATGTATCTCGGCATGAACCGCGACACCGGCAAAGCGATTACCGATATCGATCACATTCGCCAGAGCGTCAGCGACATTCTTTTGACCCCGGAGGGCAGCCGCCTGGCGCGCCGTGAATACGGCTCCATGCTTTCCGCGCTCATCGATCAGCCGCAGAACGGCGTCACCCGTATGCAGGTCATGGCGGCAGCCTATACCGCGCTGAGCCGCTGGGAGCCGCGCATCCGGCTGATTTCAGTGAATTTCACAACGGCTTATGACGGTTCGATGGCTGTTGAGATTAACGCACAGCGTGCCGACGGCTCGCCGCTGGCAATGACCATACCAACGGGGGTGAACCGTGGCAGTGATTGACTTATCGCAGCTTCCCGCGCCGGAAGTCATTGAGGTGCCGGACTTTGAAACGCTGCTGTCCGAACGTAAAGAAAACCTGATTGCGCTGTATCCGGCTGACGAGCAGGCCGCCATGCGCAGCGTGCTGGCGCTGGAGTCCGATCCGCTGGTCAAGTGTCTGCAGGAAAACGTCTACCGAGAAATCCTCTTACGCCAGCGCATTAACGAGGCCGCACAGGCGGTCATGGTGGCCTATGCGCTCGGCACCGATCTGGACCAGTTGGCGGCCAACAACAACGTCAAGCGCCTGACCATCAGCCCGGCCAACCCTGACGCCGTGCCGCCGGTTGCCGCAGTCATGGAATCCGACGACGATTTACGCCTGCGCGTGCCGGGTGCGTTTGAGGGGCTGAGCGTGGCCGGTCCGACGGCGGCATATGAGTATTACGCCAAAAGCGCCGACGGGCGCGTATCCGACGTGTCGGCAACGAGTCCGGCACCGGCGGAAGTGCTGATTACCGTGCTGAGCCGGGACAACAGTGGGGCAGCAACGGACGATTTACTGAATGCAGTGAATTCTGCGCTTAATGCTGAAACCGTGCGCCCGGTGGCTGACCGCGTGACGGTGCAGGCCGCAGCAATATTTGATTATCAGGTAAAAGCCACGCTGCACCTGTTTGACGGCGTGGCCGCTGCTCCGTGTCTGGAAGCGGCACAGGCCGCAATGGCCGCCTACCTGACCGACCAGAAGAAGCTGGGCCGCAGCGTGCGCCGCGAGTCTTACGGGGCGGTGCTGCGCGTGGCGGGCGTGGACTGGGTGGACATCACCGAACCGGCGCAGGACATCATTCTGGACCGGACGCAGGCGGGCAACTGCACGGCGGTGTCCGTTACGGTTGCCAGCGATAACGGGGGCAAATGATGAGTCAGAGCCTGTTACCGCCCGCGTCCTCGGCGCTTGAGCGCAGGCTGGCGCAGGCGTGCAGCAGTATCAGCGGGCTGGACGTTCCGCTGCGCGACCTGTGGAACCCTGCCACCTGTCCCGTGTGGTTTCTGCCTTATCTTGCCTGGGCATTCTCGGTTGACCGCTGGGACGAAGCCTGGGCGGAAAGCGTCAAGCGGCGAGTGGTGATGGATGCGTTTTACATCCATCAGCATAAAGGCACCATCAGCGCCGTGCGTCGCGTGGTGGAGCCGTTCGGGTTTCTTATCCGCGTGCTGGAGTGGTGGAAGACCGGCGAAGCGCCCGGCACGTT